GACGAGTTCCCCAAACGGTTTTCGGATGAAAATCCGCAACAAACTAACAGACTACAGCGATCCGCGCCTGCTGTAGCCCCTGCTTCCCGGAGTTCCGGAATCAATAGTGCGCGCCGTACTGTTCGGTTATCCCCGAGCCAAGTTGCTATCGCAAAGAAGCTGAACGTTCCCCTCGAGGAATATGCCAAGTACGTAAAGGAGTGACATCATGAGCGAAACCAAACTGACCATCGATCGTGCATCCCGCGGTTCCCGCGAAAAGGAAGTGCGTCGCCGCCCTTGGACACCTCCTTCACGTCTTGACGCCCCTCCTGCCCCTGAAGGCTTTCAGCATCGCTGGATTCGAGCAGAGGTCAATGGGTTTGATGACAAGCAAAACGTTTACGGACGTCTTCGTGAGGGCTACGAGCTAGTCCGCATCGAAGAGCTGCCCGAGGAATACCAAGGCTTCCTGCCTACCATTGAAGATGGTAAGCATGCGGGCGTGGTTTCTGTGGGTGGGCTGCTGCTTGCACGCATTCCCAATGAAACTGTCGAAGAGCGCAATGCTTATTTCGCCAAGAAGGCTCAGGATCAGTTGATTGCGGTCGATAACGAGCTGCTGCGTGAGAACGCACACTCGTCAATGCGGATTCAGGCCCCCGAGCGGAGTTCGCGCACATCCTTCCGTAAGCCGGAGTAATCCGGTTTTCACCCAATCTTCGGAGTTCACAAATGCCAAACGTAAATAAGGCTTTTGGACTGCGTCCCGTTGGCAACCTTTCTGCAACCGGTGCTCAGAAGCAGTACGGTTATCAGATTCAGGCTGGCTACGCGACTGCAATCTACCAAGGTGACTTGGTTGTCGTCTATGACGGCTACATCATCAAGTACGACGCTTCGACCCACGCTGCTCCCACTGGCGTGTTCAACGGCGTGCAGTACAACGACCCCACCCGTGCTGACAAGCCGACCTGGAAGAACTACTACCCCGGTAGCATTACTCCCAACATCGGCCCGATCGTGTGCGAAGTGCTGGACGATCCCAGCCAGTTGTTCCTGATCCAGGCCAGTGGCACTCCCACCCAGGCCAGCATCGGCAAGAACGCTGACCCGGTTGCTGCTACCACCGGTAGCAACATCACCGGCGTGTCTGCGGGCCTGTTGGACACCGCCACGATTGCCAAGACTGCAGCCCTGACCTTCAAGATTGTTGGTCTGAGCGAGCAGCCTGACAATGAAATGGGTCAGTACGCTGTACTGGTTGTCAAACTCAATCAACACCAGTACGGTAGCGTCGGTGTTGCTGCTGACGGAGCTTAATCATGGCAATTACCCGTTCACAACTTGTAAAAGAACTGGAACCAGGCCTGAACGCTCTGTTCGGTTTGGAGTACAAGCGCTACGAGAACGAGCACGAGGAGATCTTCTCCATCGAGACCTCGGACCGTGCGTTTGAAGAGGAAGTGATGCTGACCGGCTTTGGTGCAGCTCCGGTGAAGACTGAAGGCGCTGGCGTCCAGTACGACAACGCAATTGAGTCCTTCACAGCTCGCTACACCCATGAGACGATCGCCATGGCGTTCGCGCTGACCGAGGAAGCCGTGGAGGATAACCTCTACGACCGCCTGGCTGGCCGCTACACCAAGGCAATGGCTCGTTCCATGGCCCACACCAAGCAGGTCAAGGGCGCTGCTGTTCTGAACAACGGCTTCTCCGCCAGCTACCCCGGTGGCGACGGTGTTGCTCTGTTCTCGACGGCTCACCCGACCGCTCTGTCGTCAAACTTCTCCAACCGTCCCACGGTTGGCGCTGATTTGAACGAAACCTCGCTGGAGCAGGGCATCATCGACATCGCCGCGTTCATCGACGAACGTGGCCTGAAGGTGGCGCTGACCGCACGCAAGCTGATCGTTCCGAAGGAGCTGCAGTTCACTGCTGAGCGCCTGATGAAGAGCACGCTGCGTACGGCTACGGCTGACAACGACATCAACGCGATCAAGTCCATGGGCCTGATCCCGGAAGGTTACGCTGTCAACCATTACCTGACCGACACCAACGCTTGGTTCCTCATCACTGATGCCCCCAACGGCCTCAAGATGTTCGAGCGTTCGCCGATCAAGACCGCCTTTGAGGGCGACTTTGACACCGGTAACGTGCGGTACAAGGCTCGCGAGCGTTACAGCTTCGGCTGGTCTGACCCCCGCGGTGCTTACGGTTCTCCTGGCGCTTAATAAACGCCAAAAACCGGGAAAAGGGGCCTTGCGCCCCTTTTCTTTTGGGGGTATAAATCCAACAATTCCAAGACCCCAACTGCTTGCTGACCGGCTTGGCGGACTGACCTCACAGACAGCAAGCACTTCATGAGGAGCCATCATGGCAAATACCACTTTTACCGGGCCAGTTCGCTCGCAGAACGGCTTTCAGTCTGTTACTGTCAGCTCCACCACGGGCGCAGTCACCGTCAACTCGTCCTTCGGCAAGGATGTTGTCCTCAGCACTCAATCGCTGTCTGGCGCTGGCGCTGTCAACGTCACTGATGCCTTCACTTCGCTGACCACTACGGGTGCTTCGCAAGCCCTGACTCTGGCCAACGGTTCTGTTGGCGAAGTCAAAATCATCGTTCACGCCGTTGACGGCGGCTCAGCCATTCTGACCCCGACAACCAAGATCGGTTTTAGCACCATCACCTTCACTGCGGTGGGTGACGCTGTCACGTTGATCTACACCTCTGCCGGTTGGGCTGTGATCGGATCTAAGGGCGTCACCATCGCCTGATAGGAGCGCGTCATGGCTTTTCAGTATGACGTAAAAGCGAAAACGATGGGCTCTACCGGTGCCTCTGGCATCGGTACCCCGCGTGCTCGCGTCAAGGGCGTGTACATGGTGCTGGGTGCCACCGCTGGATCGGTGTCCTTTAAGGACGGCGGCTCGGGCGGGACGGAGCTCATCCTGTTGAACACGCCGGCCAACACCACGGGTACGGGGTCGATGTACATCATCATCCCGAATGACGGCGTCCGCTTTGAAGCAGATCCGTATCTGACCCTCACCAACGTCACTTCGGTGACGTTCTTCTACGGTTAAGGAGTCCAAGATGGGACGCGCAGCAAAGATGTCGATTCCTGAGTACCAGGGCGAAGTGCAACCGGGTGCTCAGAAGCAGGACATGAGCAAGGGCGGGCCTGATCAGACCCCTCGCAAGGACTATCAGAAGCCCAGCGCTTCCGTGGCTCCGCGCGGCGTGGGCATGGCCCGTAACAAGCAGTGCAAGATGTACTGAGTCATGGCCAAGTCGCCTGCTTGGCAGCGGTCGGAGGGCAAGAACCCGGAAGGGGGCTTGAACGCCAAAGGGCGCGCCTCTTACAACCGCGCCAATCCTGGGAAGCCGGGCCTCAAGCCCCCCGCGCCGAATCCGAAGACGGAGAAAGACGCGGGAAGAAAAAAGTCATTCTGTTCGAGGATGACCGGCATGAAGAACAAGCTGACTAGCGCCAAAACGGCCAACGATCCGGACAGTCGTATCAACAAGAGCCTTAGAAAATGGAAGTGCTGATATGGAACGGGGTCTTGTCCTTCGTTTCGGCCGTCCTGATTTGGATGCTGAAATCGCATGCGGACGAGGTCAAGCGCATCTCTATCCTGTTGAGCAAGACCAGGGAAGAGAACGCGGAAAAGTTTGTCACCCGGTCGGATGTTCACAACGACATCAACCGGATTTTGGCTCGTCTGGATCGGCTTGACGAGAAACTTGATGCTTACATGAAGGAACAGCGCAGTGCCCTCTCATAAGAAACCAGCCAAAGTTGAAAAGGTCATGCACGAGTTCAAGACGGGGGCGCTCAAGTCTTCGTCCGGCCAGAAGGTGACCAATCGTAAGCAGGCCGTGGCCATCGCTTTGAGCGAGGCAGGCATGTCCAAACCAGCCAAGAAAGGCGGCAAGAAATGATGAACGGCAACTACAAGAAGGGTGGCATGGCCAAGAAGGGCCTGGCCATGCGTGGCGAGGGCATTGCCAAAAAAGGCTTTGCTAATGGCGGTATGGCCATGAAGAACGTGCCCAAGGGCGGGCAAATCACTGCTTCTGGCCCCGATACGGCCGGCCCGCAGGGCGCTCCCATGCGCGAGCAGGTCAAGAAGTCTGTCAGGGGTGACGTTGTGCAAGTTCGTGGCGTGGGCGCTGCCCGTGCCCGCAAGGCAACCATCTACTAAATCATGGCCACCTCTGGGACCGCAACCTTCAACCTCGAATTCGATGACATCATCATCGAAGCGTACGAGCGTTGCGGCCTAGAGGGCCGCGATGGCTACGAGATGAAGACCGCGCTGCGGTCTATCAATCTCATGTTTGCGGATTGGGCCAACCGTGGCCTGAATCTGTGGACAATTGAGCAGCGCCAAGTGGCGTTGGTGGCCGGGCAGTACGAGTACACGCTGCCGGACGACACGGTGGACGCCCTGTCCGCGGTCATCCGCACGAATGCGGGCACCTCGAACCAGCAGGACATTACCA